GCGAGACGCTCAAAGTCAGGCTTCTGCCCGAGACCGGACGCGGGACGCTGACCTTTGCAATGGCACCGGAAGATAGCGTGACCTTAGACCGACGCGCCATCCGACCGCTGCCGCCCGGCCGCGTCCAGGGCAACGGCAGCTATGCGCCCGATATCGACGCGCTGGTCACCGGTGACCTGCTGCTGACCTGGACCCATCGCGACCGGCTGACCCAGACCAGCCCGGTGATCGTCGATCACACCGCCGCATCTATCGGGCCAGAGCCAGGGGTGGGCTACATCGTCGAGATACGCTGGGTGGATCCGGACACAGGGGTCGCCCTGCTACCCCCGGGCATTGTCATCGACGTGGGGCTGACTGCCACGCGGACCCTTGTGCCCGACGACATTCCGGAGATCGGCGCACCGGACCGCACGGCCGAGATCGATGTCGCGGTCCAGGCCCGCCGACTGGTCGAAGGCGCCTGGCTCTCCGACCGCGAGGCGCGGGGCTTGCGCCTGACCGCCCCCCTCGCCGCCGGGTGGGATCGCGGCTGGGGATTTCTCTGGGGCACCTGAGCGCGCTCACGAACAAAAACCGTAAAGAACGAGGACACGCATGCCGGAACGGATCATGCCGGGGCTGGGGCTGCGCGCCTTCTACGACCCCGGTCAACGCAATTGGGGCGAGAGCCTCAGCCAAGACCTGCGCAGGCTCTCGGCGTTGGTCCAGGCGCGCGCCACATCGCGCAGCACCCCGCTGTCCACGACCGGCAGCCCGGGCCAGATCGCGATCGTGCCCGCCGCAGCCAGCACCAATGCCAATGCCGTCGCGCTCTGGGACGGGGAGCCGGGCGCGAAGGCTTGGGTCTTCCTTACGCCGCAGGACGGCTGGCAATTCTGGATCGCCGACGAGGCGCGGCATGTGCGCTTCACCAACGGCGCATGGGTGGAGGTGCCACGCCCCGGCATCGTGCCGATCCGGACGCTGACCGGTATAAACCACACGCTGGAAGCCATCGATCTGGGCTGCATCCTCGAGACCACCGGGTCGTCCGCCGTCACCGTCACCATCCCGGCCGAGGCCACCGTGCCCTTCGAGACCGGCGCCCTGATCAACATCACGCAGATCGGCGCAGGCGTGGCGACCATCGCGGCCGCAGCTGGCGTCTCGCTCAATGGCGTAACCGGCGGATCGGTCGCGCTTGGCGGTCAGTGGTCCGGTGCCGCGCTGACCAAGCGCGGAGCGGATGCCTGGGTCATTCAGGGCGCGCTGGCGGGGGCGGTTGCATGAGCCTTTTGATGCTGCGCGCCGCGATCCTGGCGCAGGGCGGGGATGCCGCCGCACCGCCGGTCGATAGCGGCAGCGCCTGGGAACTTGATGTGACCCGCCGCCCCGCAGGCTACACCCTCTCAGATACCAATCAGACCGCCGTCAATACCAGCGGCGGCAGCGATTACCGCCGCTGGGTCCCAAGCGCCAATCCGATCGTGCCCTCCGCCGGGCGGCGCTATTGGGAAGTCGCCTGTGCTCCAAGCGGGGCGGTGAGCTTTGACGGCTACCTCGGCGTCGCCGCTGCCGCGCAGCGCGAGGAGTACGATCTGGGCAACAACCCGATCACGCTCGGCTCGATCAGCTGGCGCGGCAACGGCACGCTCTGGTCCTCGGACACCGCAACCGCCGCGCAGCGTCTGACCGGTCTGCCAACCTTCGGGGCGGGCGACGTGCTGATGTTCGTCCTTGATCCCGCCGCCGCCAGCCTCTGGATCGGCAAGAACGGCGTCTGGCGCGACGATCCGGTGACCGGCGCCGCGACGTGGACCGCAGGCGGCAGTCCTGCGTTCCACCCCGTCATTCAGGGCCGCAATCCCGGAGATGGCGGCACCCTGCGCTCTCTCTCCTCGCAACTCAGCTATCCCGTCCCGCCCGGCGCGCAGCCGCTCGGCTTCAGGGAGCCAGACCTGCGGATCTTCCAGACCCATGCCTGGCTTGAGATCGGCTGGGACAGGAGCCTCAGCATCGCCAAGATCACAGCCTGGCACGATCTGGGCGGTGGCGCGCGCCTCACCGCTGGCCAGGTGGCGCTCTTCCTCGAGCAGGGCGGCGGTGAATCCCTGACCGCCGCGCAATCCGACCTCTACATCGAACTGGACCCATCATGAGCCACATTCTGCATCTCGGCCATCAACCCACCGACCTCTCCGGCATCGCGGGGCTGATCAGCACTGCCGCCGGTGGCTTCGATCCCGATCTCGACGTCAATGCCATCCGCCATGTCGGGACCAACAGCCTTGTCGCACCGTTCGCCTTCGCGATCCCTGAGCCTGCAGGCGATCTCTGGATGGGGGTCCGTTACGTCCCTCCGGATGGGAATGCCGACAGTATCATTCGGTCGGACGCAAGCTTCCTGGAGGTCTATGACGCCACCGCGAGCCTGCTGGCCCAGATCAAGCCCTCCACATCGACGAACCGCTATCACGCCATCGCCCGGGGCGACACAAGCGTGGAGGGCGCGTCAAGCTACACCGCGACCAGCGGCCAGCCGGTATGGATCGATCTGCGTGTCACGGTCGGCGCCGACATTACCGTCACGTTCTACGTCGACAGTGTTCTGCACAGTACCGCGACGGCGGCCAATGTCGGTGGCAAAGGCAAGCCCCGCCGCGTGGTCTTCGCGAACAGGGGCCTGCATGCGAGCAATTCCAACCGCACCTCGTATTATGCCCATATCGCAGCACTCGACGGGATCTCGAGCATCGGGCGGCGGTTCGTGCGCCGCACCCCGAACGCCATCGCCAGCTTCAACCAGATGACAGGCAGCATCGATGCGCTGCGGGATGGCAACATTGCCACGCGGGTGGCAAGCACCGCTGTGGGCCAGCGCATGTCGTTCTCGCTCACCGGTCCCTCAGGTCCGGCGGCAGTCTCGGCCATTGCGGGGGTGCATCTGAAGCAGGTGGCGCAAGCCGGCACAGACGGCCCCGATGCCACGGCAGGGTTCCTGCGCATCGGCGGCGTGACCCATGACGCACCGTCCGTGACCGTACCGACACTGACACCAACACCGGTCTATGCGAGCTGGGCGCTCAATCCGACGGATGCCAGCCCATGGAGCAATCTGACTCTGCCCACAGAAGTCGGGATCCTGTCCGCATGAGCCCGCACCGCTCCGGGCAGGGCCATGTCCGCATGCCCGATGTAGAGTTCGAGGCGCTGATGGCCCGCGCCGCCGAAGAAGGGGCAAAGCGCGCGCTGGCCGATGTCGGCCTCGACGGCCAGGAGGCTGCGTTCGACATTCGCGATCTGCGCTCCCTGCTGGCCTCGATCCGCTTCGTGCGCCGCACCGCCGTGCAGACCGCCGTTCGCATGATCACCACCGGCGTCATCCTGGCGCTGCTGGCCAGGATTGCCGTGAAGCTCAAGGTCTTTGGTTCAGGCGGCTAACGTCACGCGTCCGCTGCCCCGCGCGCATCCGCACCCCATCACTCGCCTTCCCTGCCATCCGAACCCGTCGCCATCCCGGCGGCGGGCTCAGTTGCATTCTCTCATCCACAGTTCAGGAGACCGTCATGACTGACCCCACCCGAATCTTCCGTCATTTCCGCGACGTGCCGGACGGCATCTGGCGTTGGGCGAACTTCTCGCCCGCCGAGATCGCCTGCCGAGGCACGGACAAGTTGCTGATCAACGCGCCTGCGCTGGACAAGCTGCAGTCCCTGCGCGACCGGCTCGGCAAGCCGCTGATCTTGCGCTCCGCCTATCGCAGTCCGGAGCACAACCGCGCTGTGAAAGGGGCCCCGCGGTCAAAGCACATGTATGGTGCGGCGTTCGATATCGCCATGTCGAACCACGATCCGGTGGCGTTTGAGGCGGCGGCGCGCGCGGTCGGATTCCTCGGGTTTGGTTTCTATCCGCGCTCGGGCTTTATTCATGTTGATCTCGGGCCAGCGCGTGAATGGGGCCAGCGGTTTCCGGTCAGGGCGACCGCCTTCGCCGAGGAGACGCCGCCTGCGCGCGAGGTGCTGGCACAGAGCCGCACCATGCAAGGTGGCGGGGCGGCCGGTGTCGCGACACTGGGTGCCGCGGCCGTCGAGGTGGCGCAGGACATCCTGGCCGAGGCGCAAGGAGCGATCCTGCCGCTTGTGCCGTATCTCGACACGCTGCGCTGGGTGTTCATCGCCGTGGCCCTCGCGGGTATCGCGGTCACGATCCATGCCCGCCTCGATGACTGGAAGCGGGGGCAGCGATGATCGGGGCGCTGCTGAGTGGGATTATCGCCAGCCCATGGGCGCGGGCCGCCCCGCGCTACAGCGCTGTCACCCTCGCAATCCTGCTGTTCCTGCTGTCGATCCGCCGCGCTGGAGAGCGCGTCGGGCGGCTCGCGGAACGTCTCGCAACC